GCCGTCGAAAGTTTTATAAGCCGCGATAGTGCCTTCGCCCTGGAAGGGGAAAGCCGCCGTGCTGCCGTTTTCTGTCAGTGTATAGTTTGCCATGTCATATTGGGGGTTGATGTCAAGTTATGCGGGTTAGGGTTTTAAGGGTGGCTAGAGCGGTAAGCCCGTGTCTTCGTCGTAAACTGGGTCGCCTGCTTGGTGAGAGAGTGATGTGCTGCTGCGGATTGTGCTCATTTGGTGTTTGGGTTGAGTGGTGTAAAGGTCAGGGGGTTGAAAAGTCCCAGGCTTCGGTCTGGACTACGTCGAAATTGACATCGAATGATAAGGTGCCGGTCGTGGCTGTCGAATATACGTAGAGTGTAACTGGTTTCCCTAAAATGGTGGCCGTAAAAGTTTCGCCTGTAAGTGGCCTGCTCAGGGCCCCCCCGCCCCATGCGGTAGAGCCGTAAGCAAACCAACTCCTCGAACCCCCATATAAATAGGTCTCGAACGTAATAAGGACATCACACTTTCCGTTGGGTTTGTAGTAGATTTTATCGATACTGGCAGAAATCCTGCCCGCGTCAGTAAAGGTGTCGCCATTACTACTGGTGCAGGCTCCCCGGTTGGAGTAAATAGCTCGACCTGATTCTACGCCGGAGTCGTCGTCGCATGTGATGACTTGGTCCACTACGTCGTCATAAAATGAGCCAAATCGGATAATTGAGGCTTGGTAAAATCTGTATAAACTTCCCGCATGGACGCTTGCTCCGCCGGACGCTAGATCAAAGACGCGGTCTTTTGTAAGAACTTCAGGGGGCTGCTTATTTGTGGACCAAATACTCGTGCTAGATCCGACATCAGAGAATCGGCCAAATTTGCCAGACGCCTTGCCCGTAAAGTTTGCGGATAGGAAATCGTCTCCTATTTCTACGCCAGTCACACTGTTGATTGCCGAGAGAGTGACTGTCCAAGCTGCGGGATAGAACAGGATGCCAGTCATCTTATCGGCTGCCACATCTACGAGAAGGATTTTTTTGGGGTCAGGGTCCACCGTGGAGTCGCCGATGATTACACGGGAAAGCTCTTTAGGGTGGCCGAATCCGCCGATTGGAACTCGGGAGCTGGCGTTTAGGACCCCCATGCCCCAGCTAACCGGTGTCTGGAATTGTCGTGCCGTTGCCATTATGCTGATCCCCCCTCGAAATACGGCCATAGGCAAACCTTGCCGTTGACGGTGGTGTGAATTAAGGTGACGTTGCCGGATCGGTATTGCTGCACTTCGTCCGAGACGACTGCGGCTAGCAGACAGTTTGAATATTCGATAAATGTCTCACCCGCGTCCAGTTCGTCCGGGTCAAGTGTGGTGGAGGTGATAAATATCGAAAAAGGATCAGTTGAAACCAATACTCCAGTGGAAGAATGTTGTAGGCGGATGTAGGCATAACTCCCTGCCGAGGCGTCGGAAGCAGCTATAAAAACAGGTTCGTTTACTGTCAGATAATACCCAGACGCGACGGTCAAACTATCGGCGTTAAGTGTGACGGTGAATGGTAATTCAGTATCGGCCTGTGTCGTGGCCTGTGTCGTTATCAATATACTGTGATTCTCTGCGGAGATAAGTCGTGGCGTCTCCACATTAGATCCTTCGCGAACGGTCATATTTAGTAGGCCATTCAAATAGCGAATGACCTCATTTAATTTCCCGTTTTTTGCCAGAGATCCGTTCCTTGATTCTTTTATGTTTGCCATATTATAGAGCCCTCACCTTCACATCTGCGCGCTGAATAATGTTGCCTTTATACTGTTTGATTTCAGAAGCAACGACCAAATATTCTCCGGCGGTAACTTTTGCCAAGTAAGCGGTAACAGTAGGTGTAGTTAAATCGCTCAACCAACCAATTTCTTTGCCGCTGAATGGATTAATCACCGTAAAGACTGGTGTTTCAATCACATCGCTAAAAGTTGCAATACCCGTTGTAACTCCTGGCAGATAATAAGTGTAATCAACTACTGATCCTGTTGGAATTGACTTTGGATAGCGCGATGATGATCCGTCCGGGTCATATATGCCTGGATAACTATAAGCATAAGTTCCCTCAAATTGATTGTTCCGAGTTGCTGGGATATTCGCAAAGATGCGCTCAAACTCTACCATGCCGCCATCAACTGGCGCATGACCAAAATCTCCGACAAAATAGGCTGCTGAGTCACCTGTAAATGGCAGAGCGATAACACCCGCCGTCGTTGCGGTCGCCATAGTGGCGTCAAGGGAAATCGCGGTTGCACTATATTCCGACTGCGCCATCTGACAAATCATGTGATAAATCTTCGTTGCCGGGTCGCCCTGCTCAATGAATGGATACTCGATATATGTCCCCGCGACAGCGCGAACCAGCGCAAAATCTTCCTGTGTAGTTGGTAAGCTCATGGATTCCTCTTGATTTCGCGCTCAATAGATTCGAGCAATGTGGTTTGTTTGCTGGCGTTTTTCTCGATTCCCTCGTTCTTAGGGTCGGGTTTAGCGACCGAGCCTAAGAGCAAGTCACGTTTGCGCTGATTGGCTCCCACCTGCTCCGTCACTCTAGCTGTCATTGCGCGCCGGTCGGCTGTTGCTTGCTTGCGCGCTGCTGCTTCTGCCGCTCGTTTATCTCTACCTGTCACTGGGGTTTCGACAGCTGTGGCGCCGCCGGTCGCATTTGCCAATGCGGTCGCCTCTTCCTGGCTTGCGCCTGTGCTGTGCATTATGTCTACGATCTTTTCAGCCAGCGCAAGTCTGCGTTTCAGTGACGCCTCGGCCTCAGTGTTGCCACGAGCTTCGGCACGCAAGACAGCAAGTTTTATTAGTTGGATCTTCTCAGCTAGTGTCTTGTCTTTGTCGCCGCCGCCAGAGCCGCCGCCGGAACCGCCGCCTTCATCGTCGCCGCCTTGATTTGGCGCGTTATCAATCGTGTCTTGCACGAGTCTTGCCGCCTCTCTAAGTGTGATGCCATGCTTCTCGGATAGTGCAATTGATTTTCTGATAAGGCTGATTTCCTTTTTAATAGCATCGGCGGCCTCATGTTGTCCCTTCGCCTTTAGCTTTATCATTTTCAACTCCGCCGCTTTGATAAATTCGATTTTAGCTATTGCTTTCTCTGCTGCGGCTACTTTCTCCGCTTCCGTTTTTGCGGCTTGCTCTCTTTTTGCTTTGGCTTCCGTATCGATGGATTCTATTTTATCGTCCTTAACTTCTTTTTCTGTGTTCTTTTCAGCTTTTAATCCATCCAAGATAGCAGCAGTGCGAGCTTCTATTTTAGCTTTTCTTTCATCTCGTGTTTCGCCCTTTTGGTAAATCTCGCCCTCGGCGTTAAGTTCTCTCATTGCTCGCTTCTGAGCTTCGAACAATTGTATAGCCTTATTCTGCTTTGCTAAAGTTTCATCGGTTGCGCCGTGTATAGATTCTCCCACCGCCTTGCCGACCGCCGACATAGCTTTTTGCAATAGATATATGGTCTCACCTGCAAAAATAGTTGCCTGCCGTTTGAACTTATTAAGCGCAACAGTTGCTTCATTAAGACCCTCTACTGTGTCTTTTTCCATTATCACGCCAAGTGCCTCGGCGTCTCGACCTAGCTGCGTCATTGCTTGGCCGTTATCCTGGAGCAATGGCAGCAACAAGGTCGCGTCCGATGCAATGGCCTCCATGAAGAAAGTCATTTCATTCTGTGATAAGTTCGCTTTTTCCAACGAGGAAACGTAGAGCTGCAATGCGTCTGGCCCTGAGAGACCGCGAAACATTTCAGCTGTAACGCCAACCTTGGGGGCGATGTTTTCAAAGAAATCCGCCATCGGGCCGCCGCCAGTTTGTAGGAAATCGCCAACTTTGTCGGATACATCCTTGAGAATGTCGGCTGTCTTGTCCATCTCGACGCCAACGGTCTTGGCACCGAATGCAAACCTCTGAAATTCCTCTTGCCCCGAGTTGGCAACTTTTGAGAGATTTGAAATGTTGGTCGCCATTTGAAAAGCAGACCTCGCGAGCATACCAAAGCCAGCCGCGCCAGCCAGTGCGCCAAATTGCTTTATGCCGTTGGAAACAAAGTTCTTGATTCCCTTCTGCGACTTTGCAAGCCCGCGCTGAAAGCGAGTCGTGTCCAGTCCTAAGTCTGCCTGTATGCTAGTTCGTGCCATGTGATTTCAACCATTGAGATTTTGCTTCGCGTAGTTTCTTTGGCTCGGCAAACCTTACGTCGCTCGACGCAAGCCGAATTGCTCGGCAGCATTGAAATACGATGCGCAAGTCTATGTCGGCAACGTCGCGAGGATCGACGCCGTATGCTGCCGCGTATTCGTGGCAAATGGATGCGATTGCGGGAATTGGTGGCAGTAATGATTTGCTTGATCCGCCACTGCTGAAAGAGATTGCCTCTGGCGTCTCGGCAAATGCTGCGCTCTGATGCTCTACGATTTGCATGGTAACCTGGGCCACTTCTGTGCAATCGGAAAGGGTCGCAATAAATTGATCCTTCTCTTTGCTTTCGCCTGGCGAGTAGTCTGGATGATGCCGCCAAATGTATGCACCGATGTCGCCTTCGAGCATTTGATTGTTGGTCAAAAATGCGTTACCAGATATTTCAAGATCGACCATCGAGCGCAACGTCATCGGATTGACGACGAACGGCCCGATATTAAAGCCCGGTGCGGAAGACCAGGGCGATAATCTTTCGCCCTCGATCTCCGCTCTTACGGTCGCGTAATTACTCGCCGCCTTTGATGTCGCGCTTTTCTTTATGCTCATCTTTGGCGGTCTTGGTTAGTTTCGCAATTTTGCGGTTTATTAGATCGTCGGCAACGCCTTGATGAATCATGCACTGCACGTCCTTGGCCTGCAATCGACCAAGGACGCGATGATCGCGCAAGAGGGTGATTTCAATTAGATCAGACATATTATCCTTGATAAGTGACTAGCAGGACGCCGATTTCAAACATGTCAGCGGCGTCTTTTCCGCGTGCGACTTTTACGTCTGTCACGCGGAGAGTGGAGGCGGTGCCAGATCGGTCGTAGTCAAGCGAGAACTCCTCGCCTGCCGATGGCAGGACGGTTGTAGTCGTCGCGCGCTGCAATGTCATCGTGCCTGTGATAGGCTCGGCAGAGGCGCGAGTCTGACTCTCGGCATAGTCGCCATTCTCGTCGGTGCGCACGATGTTACGGGTGGACTGAGATGCAAGGTCGTTCGACTCTTGGATATAGTCCACTACGCCAATCGTGACCACATCGAGGCCGATGGGGAAATCAGTGGGAGTTGTTGAGGGTAAAGCCATGGTTTTATTGGGTTGGGTTTATATTGGGGGTTGATGTCAAGTGATGGTAAATTGTATCTCATATGAGAGCGTTGTCATACGCTGGCGCTCATCGTTTTCTCGGCTCGTGCCAGTCGGCTTGATGCGGGTCGGAGAAATCGCGTTTTGCGTGAGTGCTAACGTGGGGGCTGGGCTTCCGGCTGGAGCCCCTAAACCACCCGTGCCGCCATCATGCGTCCCATTGTAGCCATTACCACTGGAATCAACTGCTGTGACTCCGTCCAAAGAACCACTGGACTGTTCGTCGAGGGGCCAGTGGGCCACGGTTTCGTCGGTGGTTTCATTGAATATTTTAAAGTCTGACCAGTCACTTTGTGTGAAAATACGACCTTTAACTCCTAAACTTATGGGTAAACTACCACTAGCTCCCGCGGTAAGAGAAGTTGAAAAAAATTGCCAAGTATCTGATTCTGTTATAGCAAAAGGAAACAGCCCCGCATACTTATTTCCTGTTGTAGTGGATCGCACCCAAGCAGAGAATATATAAGTATTCCCACTAACAAAAGGGATCAGCGCATTTATCCCCTCGTCATCCACCCCGTCCATAGCGGCGTAGATGCCCGGCTCCGCCATCGCCCAACCTGTGAGCGGTGGTATCGTGCTGTCAGACTCGACCTTATAAAGCTGCTCAGACTCTGTTTTGTCATAGATTTGCCAGTAAACCGGTGAAGCATTAACAAACTCCAAATCAAAAAGCTCAGTTGCCCCACTCGATAGAGTGTATTTTGCATTCCCTGCGCTTGACCCATTGCGCACATAAATACCATTTGCCGCCGTAGTTCCCGCGCCGGAAACGGTATAACTATCCCTATCCAGCCAGTTCGCCGTAATATCCGCGCTGTCAATCTCCTCAAGCAACTGCCGGGTGCGCGCGACCAGCTCAGTATGCCGAGATTTGAAGCCTTCTTGCACCGCCACCTGATCGCCCGAGACGCGCGGCGTGCGAATGGTTAGGTCGAGCGTCCCGCTGTAATGATTATATTCACCTGCCGCGTTTTGATGCTGCTCGCCAAGTGCGCCGCCTGAGTCCAATTCGAGTAAGACGCATTCGTCTGGCAACTCGCCCTCGTCAATGTCGTCAGCGATACGCAAGTCGATATTTGACGCGGCAAAGAGTTTTGCAAATCCACCTTCAATGGCGCTTTCAAAGTCGTAATTTATTAATTCCATAATGTTATCGGGTTTTGAATCCTGCCTTTTTGGCGTTTGCTTTGACTATTGATTTCAAGTTTAGCACCATCGCTTTGAGCCGGAAACGTTCCGCGTCTTTCAGCCTGCGCATGGTAACGTCGAGCCCTTTGGCAGAAGAGGTAAAGCGGGCAATTGGCGAGCCTGCCGTTGGCATCTTTACTGGCGTGTTCACCTTGCTAAAATGTTTTGAAATCCACTTAGGTGGAGACTTGCGACCCAGCCGAAGAGCGGCTAGCGCGAATGATGACTTAGCAATGCCGACATTATTGACGGCTCGCTTTAGTCCTTTGTTCACGTCTGCGTTGGTGATTGCCACAATAGGCTGAGTGCCACGGTTCACCCGTCCGCGCGCGTTTCGCTTACTGTTTCTTAACTGGTCGCTATAGTTGCGCACCTTCATTCCGTGCTTGTTTGAGTTTTTCATATTGGCAAAAATCACTGTAAGCTTACTGGTGTCACCTGCCCTGATTGCGCTTCTAATGCTTTTGCTTTTCCATTTACTCAAGTTTCCCATTCGCTGCACCGCGCTAAAGAACCCAGCCCTGACGGCTTTCTTTCCCTGAGCTTGAGCGCCGCCTGTCGTATATGTCGGGCGTCCGCTCATCTTCGGAAACGATTTGAATGGCGGAGTGATCTTGCAAAGTAGTTGCGCAAATATCCCCGCCTGCTCGCGGACGAACTTCGGCTCATCCAGCTTCAATTCACGGACAAGTTTCTTCGCCTGCGCTTTGTAAAGCGTGTCATCTACGGAGAAGTTTTTCTTAGCCATTGCTCTTCGTCAGTTTGATATCCCATGATGCAGAGTCGGCAGCGGTCACCTCGGTAATTATGTAAATATCCGCGCCATTGGTTAGCGTCTCGTTTACCATTGGCGGATCGTTGGAAGTGAACTTTGACTTACTGACGCTAACTTCGTTGGTGGTTGCCGTGTCAAAGCCTTGGATCTCGTCAAATGAAACTGGTGACTGATCGCCCCTGAAGACGCCACGGAAGTCGCCTGAGTGATTTGAGAGCGTGAACGATTCACCGGCGAAAAGATCCGCTTCGGCAAAGCCTGCTTGAATTTCGTTTTCAAAGCTCATGTGTGAAAATAAGTGCGGCCCGCCCGTAAAAGGACGAGCCGCAGGGTGACCGCGTGGGTGTCGGGGTAGCGTTAAACGGTTGTTACTTTTTTAGACTTCTTCGGGCTCAATGTTTCCAGATTTGCTTTTGCTTCGGCGGCTACTTTGGCTGATGCCTCGGCTTTGGCCGATGCTTCTTCAAGTTGGACTTTCAAACGTGCTTTTGCCGCGTCTTTGACTGCCTTTGCTTTGGCCTCAAGTTGTGCTTTCGATTCAACGTTCTTGGATTTGTCTAAGTGGCCTTTTCGAATGTAAACAACTGTGCCGGGATCGGTGCAGGTGCGGTAAGCGTCGAGACATTTACCAGCATCTTCCGAACATACGATTACCTTGACCTCACCTTTCGATGAGCGGTGGATTGTGGCGGATGGTTTAAACATAGTGTAAAATTTAAGGGGGTTAAAAAGAGCGCCCTACATGAGCAGGGCACTCAAATGATTTACGCAGTGGTGATGCGGTGTCCGGCGGTTGCGATTCCAACGGATGCGCCGAAGAGCACATTGACATTGAAATACAATACGCCGTCGGCTGCATACCATTTACGAAACTGCACCGGAAGGCCAAGCCCTGGTATAATCACGGTTGTCACATCCACGCCAGCTTTCGCGGTCATTTCGTCTGCGACTACTGTGCGGGCTGCCATGATTAGAGCTGATTTATGCAGCGCGAATGCAGCGAGGTTTTCACCGTTTGCGTCTGCGAGGGTGGTCTCGTAGCAATCAAAATTTGCAACGCGGGGAACCCTTGCCTCGGCTTTGTCGGCTGTGATGCCGGGAATCTCCGCGCTGTTGAGCGTTTTGACGAGGCTCGCATAGTATGTCGGATTCATTAGCACTGAGCGACCGCCCTTGCCAGCTTTCGCAAGCGTCAGCAGCGCGTTAAAATCAGCGAGATTATCGCGATCAAAATTGGCTGATGTGATGACTTCAGTCGATGCGAAGTTTGCGTTGACAACCAGATCCCAGATGTAACCGAAAACTGCTTCCCCGACTGCTTCAAGAGCGGGCTCAACAAAGAGGTTGTTCAGATCGAGTTCCGATTTACTGCGTTCCAAGTCTGAAAAACCATAGGTGAATCCCTTGAACTGATCGAGAGTTACGGTCTTTGCGACCATATCAACGTCAGAAGAATTTGTCTGGTAGCCGGTGGCCATGTTGCCCGCAGTGACGTTAGTCGGGATGCGAGTTGTAATCGACGCACCGCTAGACGAGATGTCGGCGGAAAAGTCGGTAGTGAGTGCGCTAAGTGGCGCAAACAGATCAATCAGAGCTGGTAGCGTGTCGTTAGCAACTTTGGCGAGATTAACGCCTGCAATTGTATTTGCCATAGTGTGTGTGTGTATTGGGGTTAGGTTGAAGTTAAGTTAGAAGATTATAATGTTCTGCGAAAAATTCTTGAGCACCTTGAAAGTCGCGATTTGCGACCAGTGCTTTATATCCAATATCTGCATCTTCGCGGGTCATTTTATTTGCGGATGGCGTGGTGTCATCTTCCAGGACTCCTTTAAGTGCTGGCGTGCCGGACTCGGCAATCAGTTCAGCGGCCTTTGCAGAGATCGCTTTTTGAGTGACCTCATAGGCTTTGGCAAGGGCGGTGACGTGCGTTTCGCAAAGTGCTTTCAGGTCGATTGCGGCTTGAGCGTTGATAGCTTTTTCGGTTGCAACGGCTTCGCGCTCGATGTTTAAATCGTTAGCAAGCTCGATTGCTTTGGCGTCGAGTGCTTCGATTTGCTTGGCTTGGCAGGTGATCTTGATTTCGTCGATCTTCCCTTGTGGGATGGATGCGAAGTTCTTCAATGTTTCCATGTCGCCAATTGATGCAGCTGCAAGGTTTGCGCCTTCAATTTCGTCGATGAAGCCAGCTTCCAAAGCTTCGGATGCGGTGTAATAAGTCTCCGCGTCCATCGCCGCGATAAGTGCGTCGGTATCAAGGTTTGATCGCGCATAGCTCCCGCGAATGTTCTTAGACATTTTGTCGAGCAGATCAGCATCTTTACGAAGCTGATCTGCGCCGCCTATGCTCATAGTCCACGGGTTGTGAATCATAAGCAAAGCATTTTCCGCCATGTGGATCTTGTCGCCTGCCATCGCAATTACAGAGGCCATCGAAGCGGCTAGGCTGTCAATGTGAACAGTGATACTTGCCTTGTGACGTTTGAGAGCGTTAAAGATAGTGTTGCCATCGACGATTGATCCGCCGCCAGAGACGATGCGCAGATTGATCTTATCAACGTCGCCGATCCCTTTTAACTCTGCTAGAAATTCGTTTGCCGTAATGCCCCATCCGCCGATATTATCGTAGATTGAAATTTCAGCCTCGGAAGACTTCACGCCTTCCGCGTCGGTTTTTTGGCTCATTGCGAACCATTTGTTTTTAGTGCTCATGTTATATTGGGGTTTAGTGTCAAGTAGGGGGTT